AAGTTATAAAGTTATATAGTTGACACACAGGAACTCTGTATGTTAGGGTTTTATCAGAATGGAAAAATGCCCGTTGAAAGAAGATTTTAAATGGCAAATTTAAATATTGTTTACCAAGAAACAACTAAATTAATTCCATATGCAAGAAACTCAAGGACACATTCAGACGAACAAGTAGCTCAAATTTGTGCTTCAATTAAAGAGTTTGGTTGGACTAATCCAATATTGATTGATGAAGATGATGGAATAATTGCCGGGCATGGCAGACTCTTGGCCGCACAAAGGCTCAGTGAGAAACAAGTACCAACTATAAGGTTGGAAGGATTAACAGAGGCTCAAAAGAAAGCGTACGTTATTGCTGATAATAAATTGGCACTCAATGCCGGTTGGAATGAAGAGATGTTGGCAATAGAGATGGAAGATCTCAATAATATGGATTTTGATCTATCTCTGCTTGGTTTTAGCGATGATGAAATAAATAATATTATTTACCAGGAGGATCAAGAAGGACTGGTTGACGATGACGAGGTACCTGAAGTTGAGGAAAACCCGGTAAGTCAGAAAGGTAATGTTTGGTTATTAGGTGAGCATAAAGTTATATCAGGTTCATCAATAGAGGCAGCAGATGTCCAAAAGCTGATGCAGACCGATAAGGTCGATATGATGTTCACAGATCCACCATATAACGTGGATTATGGAGGCAGCAAAAACCCAAAATATATTCAACGATCAATTAAAAACGACAAAATGCCGGAAGAGCATTTTAAAGAATTTTTGTATAATTTTATTGAAGTATCAAAGAATCATACAAAGGCAGGAGCACCATATTACATTGCTTATGGAGAAAGAAATGCACTTCAGTTCTTGTCAAGTTTTAAAAAGGCAGGGTTGGCACATTCTTGCAATATTATATGGAAAAAACAAACATTAGTTCTTGGCAGATCAGATTATCATTATATTCATGAACCTATTTTTTATGGGTGGGTTGATGGCCAAACACATATTTATTACGGAGACAGAAAACAAACATCTGTGTGGGAAGTAGATCGACCAACAAAGAGTGAATTACATCCAACAATGAAACCGGTAGAGCTAGTGCTTAAAGCAATACACAACTCCTCAAAGGCAGGAGATATTGTTTATGATCCTTTTGGCGGTTCAGGTTCAACATTGATTGCGGCAGAAAAGTCAGGAAGGGCAGCAAGGCTCGTTGAGCTTGATAATAAATATGTCGATGTGATTGTTAAACGTTGGCAACAATACACCGGGAAACAAGCTATACTTGATGGCGATGGAAGGACATTTGAAGAGATAGAAAATGGCGAGACCTTACAAGACAAACTCCAAGCAAACTCCTGAATTAGAGCTTAAAATATTAAACCAAATAGCTGAAGGGAAATCACTGCATTCAATTTGTAGGGATAAGGATCTGCCTGACAGAGCAACAATACATGCTTGGATAAATAGAGATCCTGATTTTGCAGCAAGGTACGATAAGGCTCGTGAGGAAAGAGGTAATTATTACGGAGAGAAAGTCTCAGAGATAGGCATGGCAGTCTTGGCAGGGAAGTTGGATTATAACAATGCTCGTGTGGCAATAGATGCACTTAAATGGACAGCAGCAAGAATGGCTCCTCAGAACTTTGGCGATAGGATGCAAGTAGAACATAAGGCAGAAGATAGCTTTGTAGACGCTTTGAAGGGCGTACAAGCGAGGGTGGTGGAGAATGAGATAGACAAGCTACCGCAACTGTTACACGCACGTGAGGGCGATTTAGAGGCAGAAATAGAGGATAATGTATGACGTTAGGCTAATTGCCTGACAGAGGTTTATATATATCAAAGGGTTAGGGAATAAGTAGCTATAAAGGCATAGCGACACAATGCTAAAATTTTTAATAAAGGATAGTTTGGTGGATATTTAAGACCTCCCCCCCCTGAAATATGCGAGGGGGGCAGGGTCGAGATCAATATACCCCTTTTATAAACATGGACTTAGAAAAAACATTATACAAACTCCGCAATGATCCGGTTCTTTTTGTTGAGACAGTCATTGGAGCTACCCCCCAAAAATGGCAGAGAGATGCTTTAAGGGCTATAGCAAAAGATGACAGATTAGCGATCCGATCCGGTCATGGTGTTGGAAAGACAGCGTACTTGTCTTGGTTGACGTTGTGGTGGTTGTTCACGCATTATCCTTGTAAGATTGCGATTACGGCCAACACTGCTCATCAGTTAAATGATGTTTTGTGGACTGAGATTGATAAGTGGGCGAGGCGATTGCCTGATGGTTTTTATAATCAGTTAGATGTGAAGAGTGACAAGATATCGTTATCGGGTGTGAATGACAGTTATGCTGTTTTCAGGACTTCGAGGCGTGAGACTCCGGAATCTTTGCAGGGTTTCCACTCAGAGAACATGTTGTTTATTTGTGAGGAAGCATCCGGGATACCTGATGTTGTTTTTCAGGTTGGTGAGGGCAGTATGTCCACCAAAGGTGCAAAGACTGTGATGGCGGGTAATCCGACGAGGGCGGATGGTTATTTTTATGATGCTTTTCATAGTAATCGGGACTCTTGGCATTGTATGAAGGTGTCGTGTTCTGACTCGGATTATGTTGATGAATTGTTTGTTGACGATATGGCGAGGAAATATGGCATTGATAGTAATATTTATCGTGTCAGGGTTTCCGGTGAGTTTCCGACACAATCGGATGATGTGTTGTTGCCATTACACCTGGTAGAAGCGGCAACAAAGAGGGATATTGAGGCATCTCCAACGACTGCGGTTGTTTGGGGGATAGATCCTGCGAGGATGGGCGATGATAGATCGTGTCTTGCCAAGCGAAAGGGTCAGGTCTTATTAGAGCCGGTTAAGGCGTGGTCAAAGAAGGATTTGATGGAATTAGCCGGGATAATTATGAATGAGTATGAATTGACACGTTATCAGGACAGACCTGAGGCGATATATGTTGATGCGATTGGAATTGGTGCGGGTTTAGCGGATCGTTTGCAGGAGTTGGATCTTCCTGCGGTTGGCATATCTGTATCGGAGAGTCCTTCGTTAAAAGATAAATTTATGCGTTTAAGGGATGAGTTATATTGGAATTGTAGGTCATTCTTTGAAGGCAGGGATGTTCAGATCCCAAATGATGATGTTTTGATCTCGGAGTTGACGAATATTCGTTATAAATATTTATCGACGGGAAAGCTGAAGATTGAGGGAAAAGACGAGTTGAAGAGGCGAGGCTCCCGGAGTCCTGACGTTGCAGATGCTTTTGTTTTAACCTTTGCGGCAGATGGTGCAATTGCCGGTGGTCAAAGCTCTCGTTGGTCATCAAAGGGATCGTTGCAGCAGGATTTGAGTTGGGTTGTTTAATGGGTGATGTAATTCGTTTTCCAATCCATAAAATTAAAATTGAAGAGTTGTATCCTGACGAATTGGCAATGGATGAACTTGCGGATTTGTTGGCAGATTTAAACAAGGACATTGATATTTCTTGGGAAGAGTTGATGTATGTTTGTTTATTTGGGATGGCAAAGTGTGCTGTTAATTCAGGGCATTCGAGAGAGTCTTTTATGAAGTTTTTAAAAGGCATAAGGATCGAGGAATTTAATGTTAGCAAGTAAGATCAAGAGAACCCCCTCCGGGAAAATAAAGTATAGGGGGGAGACGTTTTCAGGTTTTAACAAACCCAAGCGATCTGTTAAAGGCAGCAAGAAAAGTGTTGTTTTAGCTAAAAAGGGCGATCAGGTAAAATTGGTACGATTTGGGGATGCCAATTTATCTATTAAGAAAAATATCCCTGCAAGAAAGAGCAGTTACTGTGCGAGATCTGCCGGTATTAAGGGAAAAACTGATAAGTTTTCCGCCAATTACTGGTCAAGAAAAGCGTGGAATTGTTAAAAGGAGTTAATAATGGCTAAGAAAAAAGAAGAAAAAGTTGAAGTTCAGGCGGATGCGGTTGTTGAAAAGTCAGCACCGGCAAAAAAATCCAAGCCTATGGCATATGATGCAATGTCACCAAAGCAAAGAAGAGAGTACGACGCAGCAAACTAATGCTTGTTTTACAATATATGCGACTGCCTCGTCAGAGGAAGGAATTTAGCGTTTGTAAACCATGTGTGACGCACAAAATTTGCAAAGATAGCAGAAATTGCCAAGTACCATTGGTCAATAATGAAGATAAATTAACTATAGGGTATAAAAAGGGAGTTCAAGATGAAATATGGACACGCAACCAAGAAAAAGGGCAAGAAAAAAGGGAAAAAGAAGTAGTGCCAAACTTCAAAAAGGTACCTAAGACGAAACGTGGAGTTCCAAAAAAATATCTTACGGGTGCAAAAAGACCTAAAGCAAAAGAGTCTGAGATTATTAGCACTGCCAAAAAATATAAACGAGGAGAGTTTATTGACATCCCCTCAGTAGTTAAATCAAGGGTGGCACAAGATGGTCGCAAGAAAACCACTAAGCGAAAAAGTAAAAAAAGCACTAAAAAATAAAGCTGATAAGACAAGATTTACTTACGGAGAATTGGCGGAAGTATATCGCAAAGGACAAGGAGCTTATTTAGGCGGTGGCAGTAAAAACACGAGCATGGGTGCTTGGGCGATGGGCAGGGTAAATTCCTATATGACCGGCAAAGGTGGTGCAAGAAAAGCTGACCAAGCTATTTATAAGAAATATCAGAAAAGAAGGTCTAGTTGATGGCTAAAATGAACGACGAGCAACTATCCAATATTATCTCAAAAGAGATAAGGGACAGTTTAAATCATTATGACAGTGAGTTTTCTGCTGATAGATTACGTGCTTTGGACATGTATCTTGGAGAGCCTCTCGGAAATGAGGTGGAAGGAAGATCGCAAGTTGTACTGACTGAGGTTGCTGATTGTGTAGAACAGATAATGCCCTCTCTGATGAGGATCTTCACAGCAAGTGACAAATATGTGCGTTTCTCCCCTCGTACTGCTGAAGATGTTGAGAGGGCAGACCAAATCACAGACTACGTTAATTACATAATTAACAATGATAATGATGGTTATAAAATATTTTATAATTGGTTTAAGGATGCTTTGTTATTCAGACTCGGTGTTGTTAAATTTTATTATGATGAAACTGTTGTTGTTAAAGAAGAAGAGTACGAGGGTTTATCTCTTGATGAGGTGACTTTATTGGCAGCAAACCCGGATGTGGAGATTATTTCAAGAGAAGAGAATTTTGTATCAGAATTTACTTCACAGAATGAAGAAGTCGAGGTCGTACAAAGTTATAATATAAACGTTAAAATTAAAAAAAGATCCGGCAAGATCAGAATAGAAAACGTGCCGCCTGAGGAATTTTTGGTGAATAAAAGAGCCAAATCTTTAGAGGATGCATATTTTATCTGCCACAGAACAACCATGACTGTTTCAGATTTAGTTTCATTAGGTTATGACAAAGACCTCGTGGAAAGCTATGCCGGATATGACGAGCTTGATCAAGAAGAAGAAAGAAACAGACGCTTTGGTGATATAGAGTCCTCAGGCAATTATGATCCTGCAGATGACTCACAAAAAGAAGTGCCGGTCTACGATTGCATAATTAAAACGGATTTTGACGGAGACGGAATCTCTGAGATGCGACGAGTCCTCGCAATTGGCTCAAGTGGTGATCAAATATTAGAAAACGAGATCTGTGATTATATTCCGTATGCGGTGGTATCGCCAATCATGATGCCACACAGATTGGTTGGCAGATCAATATATGATTTAACTGAGGATCTTCAGGTTATTAAATCAACATTGATGAGACAGTACCTGGACAGCACATATTTATCTGTTATGCCAAAGATCGTGGCGGTTGAGGGTCAGGTTAATTTAGATGATTTGATGAATAGTAGTGCTGGTTCAATAATAAGAACAAGAAATGCCGGTGCGGTGCAACCTCTAAATACATCGGGTGTTGGATCTGAAATTCAACCTTTGATGAAATATGTAGACGATATTAAAGAAAATAGAACCGGGATGAGCCGGGCATCTATGGGATTAGATGCAAATGCTCTGCAAAGTAGTACCGCTAGTGCTATTTCCGCAACAGTTAAGGGTGCGGGTCAAAAGCTAGAGTCCTATGCAAGAAATATTGCTGAGACTGGAGTTAAGGATTTATTCAAAGGCATTTTGCACTTGGTGGCATTACATCAGCAGCAGACAAGAATTGTTAGATTACGAAACGAGTTTGTTGCAATTGATCCACGAGAGGCAGACTCAGAGTTTGACGTGATAGTTAACGTTGGATTGGGAACTGCTGATGATGAGCAAAAGATCGCTTTCTTAACAAATATTGCATCTAAACAAGAGCAAATATTACAGACATTAGGAGCTGAAAATGCTATCTGCGATATATCACAATATACTAAAACTTTACGGGAAATTGCGGAAATTGGTGGTTTCAAAGATACCGACAGTTTCTTCAACTCCCCAAGTCAGGTTAGAGCCAAAATTGAAGAGCAAAAAGCAAAAGCGGCAGAGCAAGGGCAGCAAGAAAACCCGGCAGTAATGTTGGAGATGCAGAAAGCTCAAGCAGACATTGAGGCTAAAAAATTAAAATTAGAAGCAGATATCCAATTGGCCAGAGAAAAAGCTCTAGCTGATATTGAACTGCAAAAAGAAAAAATGATGGCAGAGTTAAGTCTTAGACGTGAGGAATTGGCGGCAGAGGCAGAACTTAGAGTCACAAAGGCAATAACGGATGCAGAAATTTCAACAAACCTCCCTAGACAATAAGAACTTTGTTGGAGATGTTTTGAGTTTAATTGCTTTGAGCAATTTTTATCATCACTGGAAAATGCACAAAATTAAAAAGGTTTTTGTACCGCCTTTGCAAATTGGACAGTTTAGAATTTGGTATCACAACTCACAACCTTGCGGTTTTTGTAGTTGGGCATGGGTGTCTGATGAGGTTTTGGAAAGATTGCAGGATGGTGGTTATTTATTAGAACCTCAAGATTGGCAATCAGGTAAAAATTTATGGATTGCAGATTGGATAAGTCCATTTGGCAGAACCAGAGAGATGGTTCGATCAATGCGACATTATGTAACTAAAACTTTTGGAACAAATATTAAAGGTCAATGGTTTAGGCCATCAAAGGGAAAAAGAGGCTATGCGTTTTCAAATAAAAAAATTACTTGAAGGTTATGATCCTGCAGATCTGATGGAACAGTCCATGTACTGTTTTGGATCAGATGATCCCGGAGCAGGAGGAACTGGAGATGACAGTCAGTCGATGGGAATTGATGATAGTGTAGCGGCTCAGTCTGCAGTATCAGGAGACACAAGTACTGTTGGAGATGATTCTTTTGATGATAGTACTGGAATAAGCTCTCAAGGAATTGGACTAGACGCATTTGGCGGTGCAGGAGGTGCAGCAAGTTCACAAAGCACAGCAGGAATGCAATCCACAGCAGGAGATATGCTTGGTGGCAGTATGTCAATAACTGATCCTAACACAGGAATGACAACAAGTTACTCGCCAACACAAGTTCCTGATTTGGAATTGATGAGTCCGATAAATTTTGATCCTTTTAATATGCAAAATAAAATAAATAATATTTTAAAAGATAGAGATGCAAGAGGATTATACACACAAGTCACAAGAGATGATCTAGGCAATATTACCGGTGCTTTTGACACAAATAATGTCTTAGGTTTTGATGTGACAACTTATACTGGCCTTGATGATAATCCTTACAATGAAGATCGAACAGGCATGGATGGAATGGATGGTAATGGTGAGATTGTGCCGCCAATCACCAATCCTTTAACTGGCACTTCAAGATGTCCTGATGGTTATAAATTTGACGAGGATCTTCAGGCATGTCGTATGGATAATAAAAGCAAATTTAATAATCAGGCAACTCCGTCAGGGGAGATGTTTTTTAGGCAAACTGCTCTAGATAATGCACCAAGCAACCTACCAGGTGGGTTTGATTTTGATGCAGCAAATAAACGTTTTACTCAGAGTTTTGCTTATAACCCTAGTTTTTATAATAGACCTATGAATATCACAGGTTTTACACCATTTAGCTCTTTTAAGCCTTTTAGCTGATGACTGAAGATAAACTAATAAAGCAAACAGAAAGAGGCAGAAAGGCAGAGATCTTATTAAAAGATGAACTGCTTGTTGAGGCATTTGAAGAGCTTAAAAAAGAATTTATAAGTGCATGGCAAGAAACCAAACTCGGTCAAAGTGAAGAACGAGAACGCTTATATAATCTCTGTCAATCCTTAGACGCTTTGAAACAATATCTAGACAATATTGTTCAGAACGGGAGGTTTGCAGACAAACAACTCAATGAAATAAGAGGTATAAAATGAATGTAGACTCGCAAGAGAGCAATCTAAGTATTTTAGAGGCAACTAATGAAATTCTAAAAGCATCCCAAGCAGAGGTAAAGCCGGAGGAAAATCAGGAAGAGCATCAAGAAAATACACAAGAAGTGGAGACCGCTGAAACTGATCAGACAGAAGAAACTGAAACTGAAGAAGTTGAAAGTGTAGCCAATGATCCTGAAGAAGAAACTGAGGAAGTTGTAGAAGAGGAAACTGAGGAAGAAGCTGAAGAAGCTGAAGCTGATGAGCCATTATACACAGTTAAAGTTGATGGTGAGACAGAGCAAGTGACCTTAGACGAACTTCGTAGTGGATATATGAGGGAAAAAACATTTCATCGTAGGATGAACAAACAGTCGCAAGACAAAAAGCAGCTTGACCAAGAGATGCAACAATATAGGCAGACTCGTGATCAATATGCTCAAGGATTGCAACAGTTAGTAGCAGCTAATCAGAGGGAAGAACCAAACTGGCAGCAGCTAAAACAAGAATTGAGTCCTGAGGAGTATTCTAGCAGGGTTGCAGATTATCAGGTTTATCAAATGAACATGTCAAAAGTTCAGGAGCAACAGAAGCAGATATCTCAAGAACAGCAACAAGAGGCAATGATTGGTTGGCAAAATTATGTTAGCAACGAGGCCAAAATGTTGATGGAAAAGATGCCGGAGTGGAATAAACAAAGGCAAGAAGAGACTATCAAATATGCAAAAGATGTTCTTGGATTTAATCAAGAGGAAATAAATAGTGCCGCAGATCACAGAATGATCATGGCTATTTATAAATCCATGCGATTAGACAAGTTAATGGATAAAACACCTGAAGTTAAAAAGAAGATCAAGGCAGCACCTAAGTCTACTAAGGCAGGAGTTCCAATTTCTAAAAAAGAAGTAGTTAACAATCAACGTAGTAAATTGCGACAGAATTTTATGAAAAACCCATCGAAGGAAGCCGCAATAGAACTTTTAATGAATAAGTAAGAGGAAATCATGGCAACATATAAAACTTCTGATGCTGTTGGAGAGAGGGAGACCCTTGCCGACATCATCTATCGTTTGGACACTTCAGAATGTCCAATTTTTTCATCAGTAGAAAAGATCAGCACAAGTGGTGTATTCTACGAATGGCAAACACAAGAATTAGCAGCAGCAGCAACAGACAACCACGTAAATGAAGGTGCTGACGCCACGCTAACAAATCCACAGGCAACTGTTAGACTTGGTAATTATCACCAAATCTCAGTTAAAGACTATGCGATCAGTGGAACTTTAGAGGCCGTTGACACTGCAGGTCGAGAACGTGAGTCAGCGTACGTCAAAGTGTTAAAATCGCTAGAACTTAGACGAGACATCGAGAAATCTATCGGTGACACAAACGTTGCTCGATCAGGATCAGATCCTAGAAAATCTGCGTCTTTATTGACATGGATCACAAACGGAGACAAGCCATCAGATATGGGTTTTGCAGCCGGTACTGGAACTGATACCGCTGATGTAACAGGAACTGCTCGTGCTTTAACACTTGCTCAAATTGAAACTGCAAAGCAGCAATCTTGGGAAGATGGTGGAAATGCATCACTATTAGTGTGTTCTGCAACTAATAAAGCAAATATTTCTGATTTATCTCAGTCAGGCACTAATCTTGTAACAAATCAAGTTAATACAACACAAGGAACTGCTCCGACATTTGTAGGTGCGGTATCTGTGATATTGACTGACTTTGGTGAGTTACAATTAACACCTTCAAGATTTATCTCAAATGACAAGTTATTCTTAATTGATCCTGAGTATGTTGCTCTAGGCACAATTAATGGAAGAAACTTTGCTGAGAGTGAACTTTCAAAAACTGGTGATGCTGTGAAGACACAGATTGTCACTGAATGGACTTTAGCAGTCAAGGCACCTAAAGCTCATGCAGCAGTTTTTGGATTAAATGGTTCTTAATCAATAACTGATCAGAGGGGGAGAAATCCCCCTTTGTTATTGGAGATGTTATGAAAAGAATATTAAATGTTGATCCTGAGGCTCGACGAAAAACAACGTACCATTTTGAAAATGATGGATCTCAGTACATTACAACAGAACAAGATGTAACTGAAATTCTTGATGTTAATAAGCGTTTAGCTAATCAATACGAAAAAGGATCATTGATTGGGAATACACAAAAGCATCATCAGGAGGTTGCAAATATACCTTTGACTCTTTTTTATGATCTTAAAAAAAAGTTTGGAGACCCTGCAAATAATCCTGAGGCAAAGAAAAAATGGAAAGCGTGGTTAAACGATCCCGATAACAGATTGTTTAGAACTGGCGGAGGTCATATCTAATGGCAATAACTACTTATGCGGAACTTAAAACTGCGGTGGCTAATCATCTTGCAAGAACAGATCTAACCACAGTTATTCCTGATTTTATATCTTTAGCAGAGGCTAGATTATCAAGAGAACTTGAAACAAGGGATCAAGAAAAAAGAGCTCAAGCAACAATGACAAGCGGTGATGAGTATATTGCTCTGCCAACTGATTTAAGAGAAGTGCGTGAAGTTAAAATTAATTTATCTCCAATAAGGGTCTTGCAATATATGTCTCCTACTTCTTTGGACACAACTTATGCAACCGGGAGTTCAGGAACTCCTCAGGCATATTCCATCATAGGAAAAGAGATTAAATTAAGACCAGTGCCGGACAGTTCTGACACATTGGAGATTGTATATATAGGAAGTTTGTCTGCTTTATCAGACTCAAACACAGTTAATGTGATGCTTACAAGACACCCGGATGCATATTTGATGGGTAGTTTGGTTGAGGCGTACCAATATTTGATGGATGATCAAAGAGCCACAGTCTATGACCAAAAATTCACACGTATAATTGAAGAAATAAGAAAAGATGAACAACGAGCTCACTATGGAACAGGCTCTTTGCAAATTCAAAGCATCTATCAACGACAAAATGCCACAGCAAGTTAGGAGATAAATTATGTCAGCAATGTCAGATTATTTAGAGCTAAAATTCTTGGATCACTTTACCGGTACTGCAAGTACGTCTGCTCCGTCAGCGGTTTATCTAGGGTTATCAACTGCAAGTCTGCAAGACGATAATAGCGGCACAGAACTAACAGGTAATAATTACTCAAGAAAAGCGATAACTTTTGCATCAGCATCAAGCGGTTCAATTGCAAGTAATGCAGCGGTTGAGTTTGATGCAGCAACCGGCTCATGGGGTTCGGTGAGCCACTTTGGCATCTTTGATGCGGCATCTTCAGGAAATTTATTATTTCATGGTGCTTTTTCAGCAGCAAAAACAATAGCATCAGGTGATGTTCTTAAGGTTGCATCAGGATCATTAACAATAACTGCAGCATAAATTATGCCTTATCAATCGCCAAACCTTGACCAGATAACACAAACACTGGATTCAATAACTGGTTCTTTTGATACGGATGCTGACTTACAAAAATTAGAATTTAACAACCCAACCCTTGAGCAACTTGATGTTTGGGGTAATCTTGACAGTTTAAATTCTTTTGGAAATATGGACAGTCTTGCAAGTCTGCAATTAAGACAAGCAAGTGGATCAATATCAACTGCAGCAACAATTTCAGGTGAGATACAGTTCTCAATTGAAATATCAGGATCTCCTGCGGCAACAACTGCAACGATATCATCCGGGTCTGATTTAATAAGATTAGTAACAGCAGCAGTAGCAACATCAGCGAGTGCAACCGCATCCGGGACAAGGATTCAGTTTGTAACCGGTGCTCCGGCATCTGTTGGTTCTGTAAGTGCAACTGCTACTTTTGAAGTTACTGCGGTTGGAAATATATCAACATCGGCAAGTGTGAGTGCTTCCGGGACAAGAGTACAGTTTGTTTCGTCAGGGATAACAACATCGGCATCAGTTTCAGGTGCAGCTTTAATTGTTGTTCTTGCAACAGCTTCTGCAGCAACAAGTGCAGAGGTTTCATCGACTGCAAACTTTGATGTTAATGTTTCAGGAACTTCTGATGCGGCGGCAACAATAAATGTCAGTGCAAAGGTTCTTGGTGAGGATTGGTCGATAGTTTCTGTGGGATCTGAAACGTTTAATGATGTGAGTGTTGGAACAGAGACATTTACAGTTCAAGAGGTTGGAAGCGAGGTCTTTAGAATACAATGATTAATTTCGGAGAATGGTTACCGGATCAACCTGACTTAAATTCAAGAGGTGTCACAGTAGCAAAGAATGTGATCCCGGCAGCAGCAGGATACAGATCAATTCCTAGCTTTGTGCAAGTTTCAAATGCAGCAGATAGTGCTTTATTAGGAATATTTGCAGCAAAAGACAATAGTGACAACGTTTCATTATTTGCAGGAGATGCGGCCAAATTATATAAATTTAATGCATCAACAAGTAACCTTGACTCTATTAACTCAGGGTTCACTCTTGCCGGTGCTGAAAAATGGCGGTTTGTGCAATTTGGAACTTCTGTGATTGCAGCCGGTGGAATTGGAGAAAGTTTACAAGAGTTTACTGTAGGTACAGATTCAGCATTTAGTGCATTGTCAGGATCAGCACCAAAAGCAGACTTTATTGCGGTTGTCAGAGACCAGGTGTGGACTGCGAATATTGATGAAGGTTCAGGCCGAGTGCCTTTCAGAACAAGATGGTCTGGAATAAACTCTGCAACATCATGGACAACCGGGACAGATCAAAGTGACTTTCAGGATATTCCTGATGCCGGTGCAATAACAGGTTTAGTTGGTGGAGAATATGCAGTTATATTGCTAGAAAGAGCAATTGCTCGTGCTAGTTACGTGGGTTCTCCGTTAATATATCAAATTGACAGAGTTGAAACACAAAGAGGATGTCCTTTTTCAGGATCGGTCACTTCCATAGGCGGAACTGTTTTTTACTTATCTGACGATGGTTTTTATGCATTTGATGGCACAAAGTCTGTGCCAATAGGTGCTGAAAAAGTTAATAAGTTTTTTATAAAAGATTTTAACGCAAGTCATTCAGATAATATATCTGCAGCGGTTGATCCAACTCAGCAAATTGTGGTTTGGAGTTATGTTTCTAACAACAGTACAAATGCCAAAGCTGACAGACTTATTATATATAATTATGCAACCGGGAAATGGAGTTTTGCTGAAGTTCAGGCAGAATTAATTGCTCCACTTTTTACTGCAGGATACACTCTTGAGGCATTGGATAATCTTTCTGCAACATTAGAGGGATTACCGGCACCTCTTGACTCTGATTTATATAAGGGCGGCAAGTTCTTTTTTGGTGGTGCAAAGGATAATAAAATCTTTGCTTTTACAGGAACACCGCTTGATGCAATTATTGAAACTGGAGAGTTCTTCCTGCAAGAAGGAAGGCATGGAATAATAAATAGATCAGTTCCTTATTTCAAAGGTGGCGAGGTCACTATGCAAATAGGAACAAGAGATCGCCAAGATGATCAAGTGTCATTTTCAACCGCTAACAGTTTAACAGATGAAGGTTTTGTGCAACACAGATCGCAAGGTCGCTTTCACAGAGTTAGGATGAACATAACAAATAAAACATCTTCTCCTGCAAGTGAGTGGGAATTTGCTCAAGGTGTGGATATAGAAGGAAAGATACTTGGCAGACGCTAATTTTAAAATACTACCTTACGAGGCAACAAATCCAAGAGATGTCTCGTTTGTGGTTAATAATATTATGAATGGCAAAATTAACTCAACTGGCAGTTTTACTTGCACCGCATCTGCGACAACAACCGCAGTAACCGACCAAAGGGCAGGAAAATCAAGTGTCATATTATTGATGCCTTTGAGTGCAAATGCCGCAACTGAACAAGGGAATGGGACTATATTTGTTTCAACACGAGCAGATAAAAGTTTCACAGTAACACATGCAAACAACTCTCAGTCCGACAGAAACTTCGCATACGTCATTATTGGATGAATGGGAAAGGTGCTCTAAGTGGCTTGAGGCAGCTTTATTTTATTCTCATGGCACTCATACTTTAGAGGATGTTCTTGAGTCTGTGATGCGAGGAGATGCACAGTTTTGGCATTTTGAAGATGCAGCGGTTGTTACAGAATTAATGGATTATCCTCAAAAAAGGATATTGAGGTACTGGTTAGCCGGTGGAAACCTCAAGACTCTTTTAAAAGTTGAGCCTGACATCAGGCATTGGTCTGCATTATGGGGATGTGTAGGCATAGAAATAATTGGTCGCAAAGGATGGCAAAAAGTCCTGAAAGGCTACAAGCAAACAAGTGTAATTTTAGTAAAGGATATGTATCATGGGTAAAGGTGGTGGCGGAGGTCAGCAAATTAACACATCTGTCAATGAGCCTCCTGCTTATGCTAAACCATTTCTTGAGTTTGGTGTTTCAGAGGCAAAGGAACTGTATGACAGTGATGCACCTCTGTATTTTCCGGGATCAACGACAGTAGGATTTTCTCCTGAAAGTGAGATGGCTCTTGATTTACAAAGACAAAGAGCTCTTGATCCTATGAGTTTAACTGGCCAAACAAGAAGTGTACTGGAGCAAAATTTAACGGGTACTAATCCTTTGTTACAAGCATCTTTTAAACCGGTTATTGACACTGTGCAGTCACAGTTTGCAAAGGCCGGAAGATATGGATCAGGTGCAAATCAACAAGCTCTAGCCTCTGCTCTTGCTCCTGCAGCATTGAAAGCACAACAAGATGCACTTGCAAGAATACCATCAATGGGCAACCTGGACTTAAAACAATTAGCTCAAGTTGGTGGTGCAAGAGAGTCACAGGCTCAAGCGGAATTGCAGGACAATATAAACAGATTTAACTTTGAGCAGACAAGAGATCAACAAAAGCTCAGAGATTATCTAGCAGCAGTTAAGGGCGGAACGCTTGGATCACAAACAAGCAGACCGGTATTCAGGAACACCGCATCATCAGTTCTTGGTGGTGCAATGGGTGGAGCTCAACTTGGATCTTTGGCAGGAATTAACCCCCTATATGGAGCAATAGGTGGCGGACTATTAGGATTATTTTAATGGCTAGTATATTTGACACATTATATCCGGATGCAATTTTAAGAAGGCGAGAAGTGCGAAACCAAGCACCAACTGCCTTTCCAATCCCAAGACCTAACACAATTAATCAAGCACCGGTGTTGCCGATGCCAAGACCTGACAATCTTATGATGCCGCCTATGCCTATGGCTAGACCGGATAACCTTATTCCTCAGTCCAGTGTTCCTCCCCTATCAGACAATAGTTCAAATATGACTGGATTGGGGGATGCTTTTTCAGGAGTGTTTGGTACATCTTTTAACGATCCAAGAACTCAAGGAATATTAGGTGCGGCAAGTCAATTGCTCAAAGGTGGTGCTCCATCTTTTACACCAACAAGTCTTGGTGGCAATCTTGGCGGTGCAATTGATGCAGGATTACGTGGTTTTAGTGCAGCACAAGACAGACAAGACAAACTTGATGCAAGAGAACAAGCAAGACAAGACAGATTAAACAGATCAAAGCTACAAGTTGTTGGCGGTGCATTACTTGACACATCTGATCCAACAAATCCTAAAATTGTTTATGAAAGCACAAAAGCACCAAAAACCGGTGTATTAGGAAAAGGCAAGTATATCTACACACAAGATCCTAAAACAGGTGCAATTGATATCAAAAAGTCATCTGTCTTTGATGAAATCAATAAAATGGAACAAGAAAAGTCCGGTGGAATTGGTACTTTAACTGAAGGCCAAAAATCAGTCGATAAAGCGTTTGCTAAAGAATATGGCAAGTTTGTCATTGAAGGTGGATTTGCTGATACTCAAAAAGGACTTTCACAGTTAGATGAGGCGGTTGATATATTATCAAGTGGAGAAAATGTAACCGGATCATTTATTTCAAGACTTCCTTTTCAAGACACAGTTAATCCTTCAGGTGTCAAAGCTAAAGAGTATGTTGAGGAAGTTGTGCAGAGAAACTTAAGATTAATTTTAGGTGCAGCATTTACAGAGAAAGAGGGAGATAAATTAATAAGTAGAGCATTTAATCCTAGACTTTCCGAAAAAGAAAACATTGCAAGAATACAAAGACTTTCAACATCAATGAAAAAAGCACTTAAGCAAAAACAAGATGCAGCACAATACTTTGAGAAAAATGGAACTCTTAAAGGTTTTGAAGGAACTGTAAAGATAACAACAGATCAAATTATTGATGATGCAGGATTGAGAACCAAAAACGTCAAATATAAAGTGGAGAAGTAACAGTGCCAACATTAGACATAGATGGTGTAGGAAAGGTCAAGGTTGATGACTCTGAATGGAATGATCTCGACAGTTCCGGAAAACAAGAACTTGTTAATCGAATAGCAAGGGAAGGCACAACTTCTGAGCCTCAGGCAACTGATGACAGTTTTATAACTAATTTAGCTCGATCAGCTTTAGGTCAAGGATTGCTTTTAGGTTTTGGAGATGAGGCAGAGGCAGGAGTAAGATCTTTATTATCTGACGAAACTTATGATGATGCTTTAAAAGATGTCAGAGGAGAACTGAAAGGTTTTAGACAAGAAAATCCCGGAACTGCTCTTGCAGCAGAGCTTGGCGGTGGTCTTGTTACCGGTGGATTAGGAGGTCTCAGAGCAGCATCATCAGCTTTAGGTAGGAAAGTATTAGAAAAGGCAGGAACAGCGGGTCTAGGTGCATCTATTGGAGCTACAGAGGGTGCTATCGCAGGATTTGGAACTGGAGAAGGTGGTCTTGGGAATAGACTCTTTTCTTCAGGTGTTGGAGCAACTATAGGTGGCACAATTGGTGGTGCAGTTCCCGGAGTTGTGTCTGTTGGCAAAGATGTCTTAAGTAAAGCAACACTACCTTTCAGAGGCACTCAAGCGATAGAAGATGCGGCAGGGCGGAAAGTAGTCCAAGCTATTGAAAAATCAGGAAAATCTGTTGAGGATGTTCAAAAAGGTTTAGATGAAGGTATAGTTGCAAATCAGATGATAGCTGACGTTGGAACTGGCACTCAAAGATTAGGAAGAGGATCTGCAGCGGTTTCAGGAGAAGGTCAGGACATAGCGGCCAAAGCTCTTGATGAAAGGCAACTAGCTCTTGGAGATGAAATTGCTGATGATATCAATAAAGTTTTTGGTGTAAATCAATCAAGTGCTGACGTTATTGATGATATTGTTGATCGTCAAAAAATCAATGCAGCAGATGACTATAAAAAAGCATTTTTTGAAACTCCTGATGAAGTGCCTTTTATGAGAGATCCTGATGGAAGTGGATTAACAACTCGTGATTTACCAACAATGGAAAGGTCTGCAGGAGTTGATGAATTTAAAGATTTTTTTAAACTTCCAATATTTAAACAAGCATATAATAAGGCTAAAACTCTCGCATCTTTACAAGGAGAAAAACTCCCAACTCTTAAAAACTTATTAAAAGATGAAAAAACATCTGATGTGATTACTGTTAAACAATTACATTATATCAAGATGGGTCTTGATGAGTTTATTGATGTTGGTAAAAGACAAGGCTCACTTGGAAAACAAACACAAAGAGAATTATTGCAAAAAAGACAATCATTTATTGATCAAGTTGATGATGTTTCAAATGGTTTTTATAAAAAAGCAAATGCAAAGTTTGCAGGAGATATGAGATTAAGAGAAGCAGTCGAGTTGGGAGGTGATTTTACAAAATCAACACCTGACCAAATAGAGAGAATAGTCAAAAAGTTATCTCCAAGTGAAAAACAAGGTTATTTAGTTGGTGTTGCTGACTCAATTCGAAACCAAGCTGACTCTGCAAAGGATATGGCAAACGTTGCTGACAGGTTATTTGGAACTCCAAAGAAAAGAAAACAACTAGAGGCTTTGTTTCCATCTAAAGCAGCATATTCTCAATTCGAGAAACGTATGAAAGCAAGGATTAACCAGGTGAAAAC